CTGTGACGTTGACTGAGCCTGTGCCAGACAGACCGTCAAACTCTACATTACCGTTGACAGTAACAGCGGCAAAAGTTGGTGAGTCAGTAGTAGCTACGCCTTGGTTCAGAGCTTTGACTGAGGATTCACTGGTCAACTCTGAGTCCATCAAAGCACCAGCGGCTGTAACATTAGCTGTGTCTGTTACGTCTGCTGAGGCTTCTATGCCGTCTAGCTTACTGTGATCTGCATCGGTAAATACATTAGAGTCCGTAGCGGCTTCTACTGCGGCTCTAATTGCAGCATCAGTCTGGTCTGCTGTAGCGTTAGCCTCAATGCCATCAAGCTTCGTATGGTCTGCGTCAGTAAAGACGTTAGAGTCAGTAGCGGACTCAACCAGTGTACGAATCTCTGCGGCTGTTTGGTCAGCAGTAGCACCAGACTCAATACCGTCCAGCTTAGTGCCGTCAGTAGCAACGTCACGTCCGTCTACAGTACCGCCTACAGTAATGTTGCCTGTAGCAGAAACAGTAGTAGCAGAGACAGCGGCAGGAGTAGTACCACCAATGACAGTACCGTCAATAGTACCACCGTCGATGTCAGGAGTGTTTACGTCAGGAGACGTGAGAGTCTTATTAGTTAGCGTCTGAGTGCCAGTCAGTGTGGCAACGGTAGAGTCAATAGCAAAGGTAACAGCATTACCTGAACCAGACGTATCAACACCAGTGCCGCCTGTGAAGGTCAGTGTTTCGCTGTCTAGGTCGATACTAAGCGCACCACCAGAGTCAGCTTGGAAGTCTAGGTCTTGTGCAGTGACTTGTGAGTCAACGTAAGCCTTTACGGACTGCTGTGTAGGAACCAGAGTTGCACTGTCGGACGACATATCGTCTTCGTCAACGAACGCAGTAACGCCAATGGTTCCGTCAGAAATAGTTTCAAAGGTCAGGGTTCCGGTAAACGTAGGCCCTGCTGTGTCAGCTTTGGTTGCAATAGCTGTGGAGATTGCATCGAACTCTGTTTCAAATTCAGCGCCACGGATGATCTTTCCTGAGTCGCCTGTAGGTAACGAGTCCTTAGCTTCAAAGTCTGTAGTCTTAGTGTAGTTCGACATCGGAAAGTCCTATTGCAGAGAAGAAGGAGGAGAAAGGAAAAGGGGCCATTGCTGACCCCCTAGTGGACTTACTCGTCGCAAACTGCGAGGATGAATCCAGCTTCTGGACGGTATACTTCTACGCCGTACAGAGTGTCCGAAGTGAACAGTGTTGACAGGTATTCCTGCTTGTACTGTGTCTGTGACCGGACAGACATTTGCTCTGCCATAACGAGAGCGTCAGAGTGGAAGAACAAGCAACCACGAGTGTCGTCAGAAGAAGCACTGTTTTGACCTGCTGCTTCTACAACTGGAGCGTTGCTTGAAACGTAGATGTCTACGCCGTAGAGGTTACCAATAAGGCCAGACTCTACACCACGACCACCAACGAAGTCAGAAGACACGTAACGCTCAATGCCCATCAGAGACTTACGTACTGCAGGTGGGACTACGAGGCAACGACCTTCCATAGGTACGTCAGCGTCGTCCATCAGCTTGATAGCTTCACGGAAACCAAGGTCAGTAAAGTTGTCACCTGAAGTTACAGTGTCAACAGCATAAGCAGCAAGGCCAGCAGCGGCATTGAAGTAATAGCTGTTGCTGTTAACCCAGTTAGCACCAGTGTTAGCTGGAGTCTGAGTACGAGTACCATCACCAAAGCCAGTAGCAGCATTGATAAGATCAGTGTCTACCTTAAGAGCAAGCTGGTAGCCAGCGTCTTCAGTGTAGAACTGACGGAGGCTGTTGAGAGCCTGTACTTCTACAATGTCTTCGATAAGACGTGAGTACTCAAAGTGACGGTCAACACTGACAGTCAACTCTGACTCAAGGTTCGCTTGGATTGTTACCGCAGTTGATTCCGCCTTAGCAGAAGCTGAACCACGAGTAGGCTTAGGGATGTGGATTACATCGCCTTTCTTGCCAGACATTTGAATGCGCTTGACAAGAGGAGCCATCTTGAGGTTCTTTTGGTATGCAGCAATAATCTCGTCACTCCAAATTTCTGGAATGAAAGTACCTGCTGCTGTTTTGTCTACCACAGCATTTGCTGTGAAGTAAGTTCCGGAAGTTTCGCCAGCCATGATTAATCTCCTTTAGATTATTTGACCCGACCCTCCGCGTATGCTGTCAGTATCTCGTCTGACAATGCTTGGTAACGCTCAGGGTCTGTTTTCATTAGTTTAATAATGTCGGACCTGCGATATACCTTTTTACGTGAACCCTCTCCAGTGCCTCGTGCGTTGCCTGTATTAGCTGCCTTGAGTGTCTGCTTACGTGCCTGTTTTTCAACTTGGGCAGTCTGCTGGGCTACTGTCTTCCGTTCTTTCCAGAGTGAGAAGAGTTCGTCCGCAGAGTCAGCGTCGTACTGTTGGTCAGCTGCTACAAACAACTGAGTCCTAATCTTAGATGCCTTGATCCATTCTGCAAACTTAGGATCACTAAGGATCGTCTGCATGTCTGGATGCTTGGCTTGAAG